AAATTGTTACGTTTTTCAAGGAACACAATATTATCTACTTGAGTTGTAATTGCATTACCGCGGTGGGTGATGATATAGCAGTTTTCATTATGCTTTAAAGCTCTTTCTCTTAAAATTTTAAGAAGAAGCTCTACACCTTTATCGTCGAGCGAAGAGTCCAAAAGCTCATCGTAGAAGATTGTTGAGAAATGTACATCACCTTGCATTCTACGAATATCTAAGAATGAAAAGAGACAGGCTAAATCAATCCTTTTACGCTCCCCGCCTGAAAAATTAAAATAAGATTTTAACTCACCTTTTTCATCTGTAATCTGCTCGTCAAAAAATTCATTAAACTGACACAAACAATTAGCATGAAGTTGTTCGAGGTAATAAGCCATTCTCGCATTAAGAACTGACAAGATTTTTTTAACTATGTACGATTTAACTCCTTCTTCAGACACAACAAACTTGACACACTCGAGCACAGCACACTCATGATCAAGCTTTTCTAGTTCTTGTTTCCCGGTTGTGAGTTTTTCTTGTAAATCTTTTACTACATCTTCCAAAGCTTTATTTGTCTCTTTAGTTATTTTTTTAATTTCAGTTAAAGTATCTTCGATATTTTCTGTAATAAGGGTTATTTTTGTTTCGGTGTTCTTATTATTGCTTTGAACTTCCTTTATAACGTTTTTCTTGTCTTGAATATCTTTTATATTTTTTTCTTGTTTTACTTGAGCGGCATTAATGTCGTCAAGAGTTTTTTGAGCGCCTGCTAGAACTTTTTCGTGCGCTTTTAACTTATTGTTAAGTTCTTTTTTATTAGCCTCTTTATGCTTGATATCGTCTGCAGAATACTCTCTTTTGCATGTAGTACAAATAGCACCAACCTTTTCAATCTCTTTTAAGAGGTTTTCGGTGTGACTTATCTCGCTCTTAATATCAGCTAACACTTCATAAGATTCTCTATAACTCTTTTGTATATCTCTAAGTTGTTTGTTATGTTCTTCTTCTTGGGTGTTTAATTTATCTATAACATCATCGGGAAGTACCTTTATTAATTTTTTAAGATCATTGATTTTAATTTTATTTTCATCAATTCTTTTAGTAAGAGACTCTATCTTCTGACGCTTGTTTTCTTCAAAGGCATCTAATTGCTCTTTGTTGAATTTATAACCTTTTTCAATACCCTCTACTTTTGTAAAGAGTACTTCATAGTCTTTTTTAAGAATGTTATGCTCTTCGCGAGCTTTAGACAACATCTCAGAAAAAATCTCTAAACTAAGAATACTCTCAATAAACTTTCTTTTATCAACCTTAGACTGCGCCATGAAAGGCACAGTATTATTGATAGTCATAATGACTGAGTTCTGAAAGATCTTACCATTAGATAAAACGAGCTTTTGAATATACTCGTTTGTCTTGGCCATAGTGGAGCGAGTAACATCTTCACCGTTTCGAAAGATAAAACATTTTGTCGGGTTGATGGTACGAGCAATTTTATACTCTGAAACGCCGTTACCGTTTTCAATATGTATTTCGAGTACAACCTCGCAGCGTTTTTTAGTGAAGGAGTTAACAATTAAATCTTTTGAAAGCTCGCGGATTGTGGTGCCAAAGAGGGCAAAATACAGAGCATCAGCAATAGTTGATTTACCAACACCATTTTTAGAATCTTCTTTGTCGTAATTTACCCCTGTAATAACATTAACACCTTTTTGGAAATTAATTGTTACAGGTGTCTCCCCGACAGAGAGAAAGTTCTTAATCGTAAGAGTTTTAAAGCTAATTAACCGCACTTATACAGTATAAAGAAAAAAATAAATTAATCAAGTTTATGCTGTTATAATAATATTGGTACCCCAATCATATAATATATTAGTGATATTAAATATTGAACAATATTCTCGTATTGCTGCTCGTTTATTAATATCATTATTATACTCAACAATAATAATTTCGCACCCTAGTTCCTGTAAATTTATTTGTTTTAGTATTTCCAGATCAATTCCTTCAACATCGATACTAATAATAGAGTATTTATTATGTTTAAAGGTAGGAACTAACTCAGTAAAGGTTTTTGTTAGAACTTTAAATGTTTTAAATGGAAACTTGGTACTCGAACTAAGGTACGATTCTTTATTTATTGTCGATAATAAATCAGTATCCCCTGCGTTGCAATGATTAAGGTTATGATAGAAAGTAGTCTCTCTGCTTTGAGTATCTAAACACGCTTCAATACATTGAACTAATTCATTATCTTTGTGTAAATTTTGCATTTTTATAAATGCAATGGGGCTAGCTTCAATAAGAGTGCCGCCCCACCCATTTTCAATAAAGTGTAGAGAGTTACTGAACAGTTTGCCGTCGTTAGCACCAATATCTAAGACATTGCCTGTATTTTTATCTTTTATAAATTCTCTAATTATTTTATCTTCGTTATTTTGGGAGTAAAAGTTCATATTTAATATATATGTATATTTATTTTTTAAAAAAGCTGTAACCTTTAATTATTCTAAAATATGAAAACAGCTTTCGTAATGACCGTGCTGAGATCCCTGATAGACGGCGGGAACTGTTGTCCAATATACGTTTAATTTATTTAAAGCTTGAAGATAGTTTAACTCCCAATCTATTGCTCCAAAAAAGGGTAATGCGGTTTTAACTACTTTTTCAATAGCTTTTCTACTTATGATATAAGAGTCACTACACTTACTGTGATGTAAAGGATGTTTATCTAAAATTTTGTTAGTTGTATAGGGTAGTTGTAAGTTGCACCCGGATCCAATATAACAAGTGTCATAATCATCAGGTAAAGCTTGTAAAAATTGCTGTAAAAGATGTTTGGAATTGTCTTGCAGACGTACATCATCTTCTAATATAAGAATATTTTCAAACGTGGTGTTATTGATAACAAATTCATAAGTTTTATAATGTTCAAGCGTAACAGCTCTGTAAGCTCTACCTCTTTCACCCCATTCAAGTGGCATACCCTCTTCTATGCTTTTTTGATACTGAGCCAAAACTTCATTTCTCTTTTTTTTATTTTCAATTGATTGATCAAAATATTTGTTACTTAGTATTTCTGGTGAATTTCTATCATACTTACATCGGTAGCTGTAGGGTATTTCTAAGTTCGGTAAAGCGGTATCGAGATACTTTTTTCTCTCAATAGCTTTATTATAGTGAATAATAAAAATATTATCAATATCAATCATACTGTTCACTATACTCTGACCATTCCTTACATAGCCACGGCTGACCTCCAGCAAAGTGTCTGTTTATAACTTTATCTTTTGTGGTTTTAACAATATCATATAAATTAGGTGTCCCGTCAATACCTGTTTCTTCGACAAGGTGGGTGGTATTCCATTCTGGACCTAACACTTCAATATTATCTAAAAGTTCCTCTACTGAAAAAAGAGTGTAATCAGTCTTACATGAATGAAATCCGTAATTAGGCATTTCAAGAAATGGTACCCAGCTATGAGGCTTAATACCTGCAACATGATAAAAAGCATGTTGATCACAAGCATAAAACGGTACTTCTTGTTTAATATCTTCTTTGTAAAGAGGCAACTTACTGAGTATGCTATAGCGTTCTTCACTTACGATTCCATCTATTAATTTTCGAGTAAATGAATTAACCTTAAGCGAAAAAATGCCCATACAGTGAGTATTGCCTGAGTCAATGGCATAGGTAAAACTTTTTTTAGTTTCAAAGAGATATTTTGGTTGTGCTATATATACATCACAATCAAAAAGATTAATAATGTCTCCGTCATTGAGAGTGCCTCCATTAATAGCATCTTGTAGAAGTTTCCATCTAAAAAACATTATGTTGTCTCTAGCAGGTACGTTTTGAAATACTTGTGTCGGGGGTGCTGTTTTTGCGGATGTTTGTAGATACCGGTAACCGTGTATTTCGCAGTACTGTTTATTACGAGGAGCAATATAGGTATCGAACAATTCTTGTTTTTCACCGGTATAATACGGCATAGATAAAAAAATTTTTTTCATTCGTTAGCAGTTTTTAAAATTTGTTCTCGATAAAAACTAAACAGAGATTTTATACGAGATTTTTGTATAATTGTATAGTATTTTTCTTCTAAATCTACTTCATATAAGTCTTCCCATTTATCTATAAAAAGTATTGGACAGTTTTTAAAATACACCATAGGTACACTTTTGAGTACAATAGGTATTGTGCCTATATAAATTGATTCCCATATTCGATGACAGTCTATACTATTACCTGGAGGAGAAATTACAAATTTGTATGTAGCTAAAGTATTAAGGTAGTCTTTATAAGGTAGTTTTTGATTTTCGAAAAATATATTTTTTAAGTCTTTTAAAATTAAAGCAACATCTTGTCTCTGATTTAGGTTTGTTTCTTTAGTAAAGTTTGAGTAGACTAAGCCTTTTTTATTTTTTTGTTCATGGTTTGCTGTATCAAGTAAAGCCTGCTTGTCACCATGTGGCCAACATTCATTAGCAATACCTATAGGGACAGGTTGTAACTTATCGTGTATAACATGACAATTCATACCAAACCATTTTTTAAGAAAACGGTTTTGTAAAATAGGTAAGTATTGTTCTGTTACAGGGTTATCAGCATCATGAGTTATTAAAACAAACTCGTAGTTAATATGAGGTAAGTATTGCTGATAAAATTGATTAATATAATCGGTTTTAACAAAAAAGATATTACAATTAGGTGTTAATTGTATACCTGAATTTCTTCTCTCACTTAAACAGTTATGTGCTAAAGAGATAAGTTTGTCAGGTGTAATAATGTCATCAACTTTTAACATTTGTTAAAAATGGTATAATTGCTTTTTTGTTATGCATATGCAGGTTAAAAATTGGTATCTGCTGCTCTTTGTAAATTATAAAGGGTTTATTATTAATAATTTTAGGTGTAATCGTTTTGTTTAAAATCTGTTCACCAATAAAATGTCTTTGTTCGGTATAACCGCTGGAGTGTCCTTGATTAGTACCAAAAAGGTGCATTCCATAAGGATTTGGATCTATAACTGTTTGTATTTCATTAAAATTTTCAGAGTAAGGGCCAGATGGTAAACAGGGAAGCATTTTAAAGTCTTTTTTACGGCGATATATTATATCTAAAAATGCCATATCAGTGATATAGTTGGCAAAATGACCGACATAGGGTCTTAGTTCTAGTTCCCCTTTATTAAAGAGCTGTTTATGTAAATTTAATAATTTTAATGCTGCATTTTTATCTTTTAAAAACATACAGCACGGCGCACAGGCTGAAGGAGCCTCATTACTGTACCCGAATTCCCCGATGTTAAAAATGCTAGCTATTTTTGAGATTGGTTCAAACAGAATATTATCTGCTTCTAAATGTAAAACATCTTTAAGATCATTTTCAATTATATAAAGGAGTAATACTATAACTCTTATTGTAGTATTAAACCAAAAAGGGTCTTCTATATAACGACTCCATTTATTTTTTAAAATTTCAAGTATCTCTTTATATTCAGGTGTTTGTTTAATTGTGTCTATTGATTTGCAAGAACTGTCAAAAAGGTACTTACTTTGGGTTACAAAATGACTTGTATCAACAAACTGTTTATTGTTGTTAAAAGTTGCTGTATAATAGTCAGGTAAACTATTATATGTGTAAGGGTTGCTTTTAGACTCTTTATAAAAATTGTTGTCTAAAAATACATAGACTAAATTATTCATACTTTTTAATTACGAACTCTTTTAGACCTTTCTTTTTGTCAAATTGATGTACAATTACAAAGGGATTGCCAGTTTTTGGATTACAAATAATGTTATTTTTTATCCATTCAGAGAGATCTTGAATTTCGTTTTCTTGTGATAGGTGAATTATAAAATCATTTGAATGACTTAATATTTTAAAATTTAATGTTTTTGCGACATAGGTAAAATAATTCAGTATAACTTGATCGTATGCAAAATAATTTTGACGCGCTAAAACTACCCCAAGTTCTTGGGCAACCTGTTTTTGATATTCAATAAGTTGATCAATTGGACCTATAGTTACTCCGCAATTTAATATTTTTTTATCTTTTACTTGATCATAGGATGAAGCATAACCTTGCCTGTACCATATACTATTTGTTTCGCAGTCCTTGTAAAAGTGTCTTTCTTCGCAAAGAACAAGACCGGCTTTTGGAAAATTTTGTTCGTATACCTTAAACGGATCATCTTGAAAAATAACATCTACGTCTGTTATTAAAACATTTTCATATCTACCTGTAGTTTTAAGCTCTTTTGCATACAAATAAAATAAAATAGGTTTTAAATTGTAGGGCGTGAGACTTGCGACATTGTATTTTTTAGCAAGCTCAAAAAAATTAATAAAATGTATTTTATTTGACTTTAGAGGTATGGTTTCAGGTGTATGATCGGTGATAAAAAATAGATCTGCATTAACTTTGTCGTTAAAGCTTTTGAGATATGGTTTAAGATATTGCCACGGAAAGTTTAAAGATAAAGAAATTGCTGCGTTCATGTTTTAAAATAATGGTTCTCTAATTCTACTTCGTTTTCAAACGGGGTATACCACAATATATTATTATAAGTTTGACGTTTTAGCAATACGTTTTGAACGTACGGGAACCATTTTTGTGGTAAAAGATCAGGGTCTTGTACAAACATTTGCTCGTTGTATGTATTACCGGGATCACTTTCCATCGATGTACTTTTATGATCTAAATGAAAAATAACTGCTGGTGGACGATTGAGGGTTAGACATTTACCATAAAGTCGGCATTTACAAAAAAAGTAAGTGTCCCAATAAGCTCGACTTAAAAGCATAGGTTTAAATTTATTTCTATTTTGCAGCCACCATTCTTTTTTAATAGCAAAACCATCAAAACCATGAACACTTAAAGACTGAGGTATACTACTTTCATCATCAATTGATTCGAGTTTTGTGAAGTGTAATTTACTTGCTGGTAAGCAATCGTACTGAGAGTTTTTTTGTACCGCTTTAACATACCGATTAGAAATTAGTATATCGTTATTAATAAAAATAAAAAAATCAGTATCCTGTTTTGCAAGATTATCAAATATTTCATTAACAAATGGTATTTTTTTAGTTGTAATGTTTTTAGGTATTAGTTCAAGACAATGTATATTATTAAAACCATCAAGAGTCGCAAACTCTTCGTCTTTAAACGTTAGATTAACAAGTTCGACATTAGGACAGAGCTTTTTTATTTTATGTAAAGATTCAACACACATTTTTTCTCTGTGATTTAATTCTTCTTCTTTTTTAAAATTATTAATACCAATAGAAATTTTCATGACTTTAGTCTCTTTAGTTTAGCTACAACTTCTTCTTTTGAAACGTTAGGTATTTGAGTCACATGACGGCCATGTTTCTTTATAAAATATTCCCACTCTTTTTGAATTCGCTGCTCTCTTGAGCCATCAGCGCGTTCTCCCTGAAGTCGTGAAATAGCTTCGGGATTATTCATTATAAGATTATCAGAGCCGGTAACATCTGCAAACCACCAAAAAGGAGCTGCATAATCTTGTTGGGACTCTCGATAAGCCATATCAATATCCCAAGGATCTCTATAGTTAGTATCATACAGTCCTACTTTTTCATAACAAGTTTTGTGATGATAGGTAAATTCATTACACATGTTCTGGAAGAACGATATGCTAACATTGTTTTTATACTCAACAGTTAAACGAGGTGTTCTATTGCCAGGTACGCCAGACTCCCAAGACGTTGAAACGAAAGAGAAATATTTTAATCCAGACTCTTTAGAAGCTTGTATGTATGTATCAAATATGTTTGCAGATTTTAATATCATATCATCCTCAATAATAAAAATATGTTCACAGTTTCGTTGAAGTAAAAAGCTTATACAGTCATTACGGCATACAGAAGGATAGACGTTTTCAGAATGCTGTATCCAGTTACCTTTATATATGTCTTTATATCTATCCCCGCCGTTAACGGTAACTAAGATATCGATCTTGTCTAAAGGCAAAGAGTTGTAAAGAGCTTTATAATAGCCTTCAGAATTATATGTAGTTATACCAACACCTATTTTACCCTTGTCCATACTGTTTTTTTATTTGTTTTATAGTGTTTATAGTTTCTTCTTTAGAAGCTACTATTGCTTGAGGGTTACGTACATCAAATCCGTTTTTTTTCGCAAAATAGTCAGCAGCTTTGTGAAAATTTTCAATCCATTTTTGATCTCTGCGAATTTCGGAACCAAAATGACCGCTATCAATTTCTTCTATATATTTGTTACTGTCTGCAATGTCTGCAAACCAGCGAAACGGTGGATGCATACCTTTTTTGAACGCATCAAATGTGTGCTGTACGTGCTCTAAAGCGTTAAAGTAAAAATCATCCATTAAGCCTACCTCTTCAATGCATTTTTTTGTATACATTGAAAAAGCTCCGTAGACGTTAGGGTAAAGACATACAGAAACAGTAGGTGAATAATCTATCTTTAAACGAATAGCTGGTGAACCGTCCGGTGAATAGTTATCTACACCGTGGAAAGCAAAGTTAAAATGTTGTATACCAGATACCTTCGAAGCTTCTATATATTTTTCAAATACTGTTTTGTCTTTAATAACAATATCATCCTCTAAAAGAAAAATATAATCACAATCTTTGAGATATCTTAATGCCTGATTTTTAGTTTTACCAACACCTTGCCTGGGTGGTGTGTTATTGTGAGTTTTTAATCCTCCGCCGTCGATTTGTTTTTCGCCGTCATTGATAATATAAAAATCAAAAACAGAAATACCGTCTAAGGACTTGACTAGTTTTTTAAGATAATCAGGTCTATCACAGGTAATAATTCCTACGCCAATTTTAGTGCTCATCTACTGTTTGGGAAATTCTATATAAATCTATGCACTTATCAAGAATGTCTTTTTTAGATACCGGGGTATCTAATAAGTTAACGAATTCATGAAGTGCGGTATCTATGTCTATAGACACCTCGTTAAGATCGGTGCCTGAAAGTTGTACTGACTCAAAAATGTTAAAGTCTGTTCTAACATGTTTAGGTTTATACTGACTAAACTTAGACAACATTAAACTAAGCATCTGCTCATTAACCTTACGATCAACACAAAGACTTACAAAATTGTTTTGCAGTTCTTCTGCAATGTTCTCTAGAGCAATATTACCGTCTAGCAAATCAGATAGTTTAATCTTTTTATGCTTAGGTGTAATATTATTTTCAATAAACTCTAAATCTAGAGTATCTGTATCAAGAATAGTAAATCCCTTAGACTGATCTCTATCACCGAAGTCTAATTCGTGTGGTGAACCGAGATAAAGAATAGATCTACTGTTGGAATATTTTCTATGTTCTCTGTAGTGAAAATGACCAGTAATAATAAGTTTGGCTTTATTGATAAGAGATTCTGTATCAAGTCCATGATCACAAACCTTAACTGAGTTCATTTTAAAATTAAGGATTTCAAAGTGACCGATAAGCACGTCGCAGGGCGGTACTTCTTCTAAAGGTACGCCCCAGGGACAGTATACGAATTTTTTATTACCAACTAATTGAGTAGTCAGCTCTTGGTAGACAGTAATGTTTTTATAGCCATTAAGAATAGAGATAGAGTTAATATCAGATTTGTCCTTATAGTAACAATCGTGGTTTCCGGTGATAGAAACAATATTGTACTTTGACAATATATCAAAAAACTCATGTGCGCAGTGAATGGTATTAACCCCGATTTCGTGTCTATTGTGAAATATATCCCCTGCAATGATAATATCTTTTATGTCTCTTAACTTGAGCTCTTTATCGAACCACTCGGCAAAGTCTATAGCAATTTTATGCCAAGTCTGCGCATTTTGATGTACTCCCAGATGGATGTCTGAGATACAAGCTACTTTATTAGAACTAAATTGCATTACTCGTTTTCAGTGCGGTAAGAATCGTCATACTCAGTATCAAACTTCGTATTCTTCTGAAAGGGTATTTGACCCGATTCAGTAAGAAGAGAGTACACTTCGGTCTGATAACGATGGATTGTGTCGTGCTCTTTCTTTTCTTTTTTAATACGGTTTTGAAAAGCTCTATACGCTACTTTAGTAAAATATGAAAACGGATTGAAACCTGAATTACATTTAAACCTCTGACGTGTTAATGCAGTAATCATCTTAATAATAGCATCTCCGATCATCTCTTCTTTATATGAGTAATTGATAAAGTTTTGAGCATAACCTAGACGGGTAGCTATTTTTTGAATCATATCAGCCAAATCAGATGGAATATTTTTACCGCCTTCGTTATAGTACTGAATAATTAGGTTTTCCATTTCGATCGGATCAACATAGTTAGGCTTAAGTTCTTCTTTAGTACGACGAACACGTTTCTTTTTTATCTTCGGTTCAGACTCCCATAACGAAGCAAAATTCTCTTCATTCGGGTCATTTACAAAATCTTCATCTTTAATTTTTTTTCTGCGATAAATCATAGTAGTAAGTATATTCTAAGTTAATAATAAATCAAGTTTCAGTTAGCTCCGTAATGGTGTAGGGTATTTGTTCACGATCATAGAGGGACAGCCTCTCCGCTGTATGAGAATTTCCATAGCGAAGATTATCCCATATATCAAAAATGGTAGCTCTCTTTTTGCTAGCATGCTTTCTCAATGAACGACCAATTGACTGAATAATTTTAATACGAGCTTTACCAATAGCAGCAAAAATTATATTATGTAAATTTTTGATGTTGATGCCTGTTGAGAAAATCTTAGAAATAGCAATGCAAGCTACATTGTCCTGTTCTTCCATAAGTTTGCGTATCATTTCTCTCTCTTCAATGTCTATACCGCCGTGAACAAAGTGAACACTTTTTTTTGTATTCTCTTGTAAAACTCTTAAAAGCTCTTCACCGTGAGCAATTCTATCAACCATAATGAGAGTATTTTTATCAGCCTTATTAACTAGTTTTGTAATAACAGAATTTCTAAAACTATTGGTTTGTAAAAAAGTAATTTCCTCTTCATATCCTGCTGTAGGATTAACCATAGACGGTACTGTAAAGTTAGGTACATTGCGGTAAATAAGCTTTAAAGCAGCAACATGAACCTTTGAAATGTAGTTTTGCTCTCTTAAATCAACCGATTGCTTATAATAGATAATTCGTCCTATTTTTCCGAAAATGTTCCATTGGTCAATTTTATTGTCTGGCAAAGTTCCTGTAAGTCCGAAACGAAAAAGAGCAGGAATTTTATCCACCACTTTATTAATTTTGTTTCCATATTTTAATTTGTGTACTTCGTCGATAACAAGAGACCCTATATCATTCAAGAGAGATAAATCTTGTTTTTCAGAAAGTAAAATTTGTGCATTTGAAATTATTATCTTAGCATTCTTATTAGGCTCTGTTGACCCGGTCCACTTAGTAATATCTTCTTCCGGTATGCCGTACTCGATAAAGTCTGAATAAGTTTGTGCTACGAGTTGTATGTCGGGTACCAAAATTAAAGTTTTAACGCTATGCTGTTCTTGAATAGTTCTTACTAATAAGGCTATTACTAAGGTCTTGCCGGCTGATGTCGGTAGAATTATAACACCTGATTTATTCTTTAAGGCACATAAGACAGATTCTTCCTGGTAGTCTCGAGGCTCAAGGTTTAATGTTGTTATTTCATTTTTAAGGTCGGGTATTGTAATTACGTCTCTAAACTTATCAGTAACTTCAACATTAAATTGAATGTCTTGTTTTTGCAAAAACTCTATAATTGAAAAAACCAATCTTGGTTCAAATCTACCCTGAGGTGTAATAGCATAGAGTCTTGTCTGAGGTCTATAGCCTACAGCGTAACGGCGCTTAAACACCTGCTGTTTATCTTCTACTGAAAAATGTTCTCTAATATTAGGTAAATAGTCTGAAACTATTATTCCTTTTTTTCGAGAGCTATCATAATCAAAGGTTACGTTTACCATTATGTTGTCTCTAACTGAACTATTGATATTAGATTTTTTATGTCAAAACTTAAAGATCTAAAATTTGCTTCGATCTTACCAAGGTACTCAACAATAAGTTCGTGTTCGGCAATTTGCCCGTCAATCTTAGTAAGAATGGGGTGAGATGTGGTAGCCTGTTCAAGAGACCGCTCTGACATTCCTACAGGAGACTCGGCTTGTATTCTGTCAGATACCTTTTTAACAGCTTCTTTGCGGAGCCTTTTAAGCTTTAAAATTTCTTGCTTATGGTACATTAGCCGCCCGACCCAGTAGTGACGAGTGGCAGGAAGATCCATTTGAATCTGTTTCATGTTAAATTCATCAACAGTAACATACTTTTTAATGTCTTCGTTGTATTTTTCGATCAGAGAAATAATTGATTCTTCTGTTTTTTGTTCTTCCATAATTAGTACCTAATATAATAGCTTCTTTTAAAGAGTAAACAACTTAAATAATTACGTGCTAAATTTTGCTAATACAGTTTTAGATCTCTTAAAAGAAGAATCTCTGCATAAATGGTTTAAGAGAAATAAGGGTAAAGGATGGATAGACTGTAAAAAATCTAAGCCAGGTAAGCTAGTTCCCTGCGGCCGGCAAAAAGGTACTAAAGGGCCATCCAAAGGTTACCCAGCATGCCGTCCTACCCTATCTCAGTGCTCTGGGTCCTCAACCCGCAAAAAAGGCCCTAAACGTATTAAATGGTCTAAAAACAAATAAGTAAATATGTTGACATTCAAAGATTACTATCAAAAGCAAATTTCCGAAAAGAAGGATAAATGCTATTATAAAGCAAAAAGAAAATATAAAGTATTTCCGTCAGCTTATGCTTCTGGTTACATAGTAAGATGTAGAAAAGGACAAGTTAAATGATTAATTTAGAACAATTAGTAAAACAGGTATTAGAAGAAGATAATGTTGCTGGGGACGTTTTGGGCGCCCCGGCCGGCGGTACTTCTCAGTTTTCAGCAGATACGTACGCTCCCGGAGATAATCGTATTCCTTATTCTATATATGGGGCTCGTGGTGTTATGACCCGAGGTGGATTAATTAAGGGCAGAAAGAAGCGCAAGAAAAAACGTAATAAAAAATAATGGACACTGGCCACTGGCTTGTTAATGAAGATGTATACATGTTTAATAACATGTTTGGCTTTATCTACGAGATAACAAATAAAGTTAACGGCAAAAAATACATCGGTAAAAAGCAGTGTGTTCGTAAAATAAGACGAAAGCCACTCAAAGGTAAGACTCGCAATAGAATCGATCAAAAGGAATCAGACTGGAAGACTTATACATCTTCATCAAAAGAACTTAACGAAGATATTCAAAAATACGGAAAAGAAAACTTTGAATTTCGCATTTTAAAAATTTGTGGCTCTAAATGGGAATTAGCGTATCAAGAAGCAAAATTGCAATTTGAAAACAATGTTTTGCTTGATGATAGTTTTTATAACGGTGTAATAAACTTAAGAATAGGGCGACCACCAAAAAAATTAAAAGTTTAATTTTATTAAGGGTAGTAATTTTCTTAAGCGTGCTACCTGGTATATTTTATGCTGAGAAAATTCAGTATATGTAGAAAATTGTTTTATAACATACTCTATGAATTGTTTATTGGTCATATGTGTATAATCTTTTTTCTTTAAGCTATTTAAAATGTGTAACATTTTTTTCTTTTGAAGAAACTGATACATACGGTTGTATTTTTTTCGAAATTCAGAATATTTTTGACAAGTGTTTATTGCTTCTTGTATGTCTTTTTGATTAAAGGCTTGAGTAAAAAGATCGTTATGAGTTATTATAATTTTATTAATATTGTCTTTAGTAAATTCGTTTTTGGTTATTTTATTAAGGTAGTAAATTTGTTTTATAAATTGTTTTTTAATGTCGTCAACTGCACTAGTTATGTTGTTATGAGCACCTAAATAGGGTTCAGTAATTGTTATTAAATGTATATTTTTTTCTTTACATAATTTTTGTTTTATTTTATCTTGTTGTTTTACATTAGGTAAATTGTGCCAATAAAAACTATTATATTCACATGCAAGTTTATATTTTTCAAAAAATATGTCTAATTCTTTTTCGTTTATAAGCTGCTTACGTGTATTATAAATACATTTTTCTTGTAATAAATGTTCGAGAATTATTTTGCAAATAATTTGTTGAGTAGAAAATCTCTGTGTTATAAATTTATTTTTATATTCGTTTTGCAAATTATATTTGCGCATATAGTAGTAAACGTCTTTTTCATTTTTTGCAAATTCTGAAATACATTTATATTTTTGAATAGCGGCATTGAGTTTACTAATTGTTTCTTCTTTTGTATATGTGCTTGATCTCATATTATTATTTATACAAACTAAGCCCGTTTTAAAAAAAAATTATCTGGGACTCCTCCTAAGAACCTCCTTAAATAATACATAATGGAATTGATCGACGAAAAAAAAGCTTCAGCCTTTAAGCCAGTGTCTCGGTGCATATACTGCAATTCTACCTCTTACGGCAAAGGTTGTAAATATGCCCCTAAAGGGGTACATTTTCATCCTCAAGATTCAAAAAAATGTTCCTACTGCGGCTCCACATCTTATGGTCGCGGGTGTCGATTAAATCCCTTTTCAGATATTCATTTTCATGGCATTGATTATAATAAAATGTTTAATGAGTCTATGAAGAATAAATTCTTAATAGATACTCTTAATCAGGATTTTACGGAATTTGAAGCCTACAAGCTCGGCATTATTAACGAAAAAGGAGATAAAATTAAAGATCCTATCAGTGAACAAGAGCTGGCTGCCTATTCTGCTGAAACTAAAACACTTTTAAAGATTAAAAAATACCTTGGTTCAAAATTAGACCTTATTAATAATACTGCTATCTTAGAAAGCGCAACAAAGATAGAATACAATAGAGAGAACCACAAAAAAGTCTTGCAGTTCGAGGAAAAATTTAATAGCATATTGGCACAATTACACGAAACCGCTGATGAAGCTCTTAAAGAAGGACTATCAATCGAACAAGTTCGTGCATTACTCCAATAATGTATAAAGAATATCCTGCAAATAGAGTCTGTGCAATAGACTACTACCCTCTTTTTTTAGAAGCATTAAAAGAAACATATCAGCTTGCAAAGAAATTTAATATTCCCTTTAGGGCTCAAGGAAAAGGATCTGCTGATATTCAGAAGTTTTTCTATCACTATTGTCTTGAAAAGTTTTGTACGGGTTACAAGAACTGTAAATCAAAGTACCCTAAAGTTATTACAGTGTACCCTTTGCCTAAAGATATTGTTTTTAATGATAAGAGCTTGAATAAAATACTCAGCATCTTACCTGTACCTTGGGTTAGATGTTCGTCATTTAACTCACCAGACACGGAAATGGCATGTGTAAGGGCAATTAATAAAAGTCGCAATACAGGCTCTAGACTTAATACCTTTGCCGATAAGTACGCTCTTCATAGATTTCTTATATCTCAAAAAAATCTGAAACTTTTTTCAGGTGGATCAGTTGATCTTTCGGGGTTGACTGAATAAGTGCATATATAGAGAGTTTGGGACTTCGCCAAATGATCTCCCTTTTTTATTGTTCCTGAATAAATAATACATATGAGTAAATTTGATGCCGTTTATAATAAAATTTCGGAAGCTATGAATCAACCCGCTGTCACACAACAGCCTGCTCAGGGTGTAGCCCAGACTCAACAAAAGCCTGCTACTTCAACACAATCTCAACAAAAACCAGTCCTTAATACAACTCAACAACAGGAGGTTGAAAAGTTAGCCGATCAATTAGCAAAGATTAACGATCCGAACAAAATTAAAGAGGTCCTCGCTACAATCATGCAAGGTATAACCCACCCACAGAACGGAGTCGGAGCTCAAACAAAACCTGTCTAATGGATAAAGTAATTGTTAATTTATTAAAAATACAAAACCAGTTAAGAATCCTTCACTGGCAAACTCTTTCTTATGCTGCTCATAAAGCTTTAGGTAACGCATATAGTGATTTAGATGAACTAATTGACAGTCTTGTTGAAATACATCAAGGTAAATACGGAAGACTAGTTTTCGAAACACCAGTCGATTTAGGTCTTGTTAATCAAGATGAAATTGATCTCGAAGATGTGCTTATTCAGTTAAATGATTATCTTACCAGCACATTTAACGATATGCACGACCCGGTTAAAGATACAGATTGTCTCAATATTAGAGATGAAATTTTAGCTGTAATCAATAAGCTACGCTATCTTCTTACGCTTAAATAATAGAGCATTATGCTCGAACAGTCTTTTAGTAGTTATTTTCTTGGTAAGGGTGTTAATTCTTTAGTTTTAGAAGAAACTGAAGGTATTAATAAGCATCTCACCCATCTTGAAGAGCTTATCCTTACAAGGCAAAAACAAGGTTTAGATTCTGTTCTTGTATTTGTAGATGAGCTCTTAAAGGTTTTTTCCGGTAATGTTGATTCGAAGATCTTTACTACAGTAAAGTACGACGGTGCACCTGCCGTTATCGCAGGCTACAACCCAGAGAATAATAAATTTTTTGTCGCCACAAAAAGTATCGCTGCTAAAACACCTAAAGTCAACTACACAGAGCAAGACATTGAAACAAATCACGGCCAGGCTCCGGGGCTAGTTGAAAAATTAAAGCTGTGTCTTCGCTATCTGCCTAATGTTATTAAGCAAGGGATTTATCAAGGTGACTTAATGTTCGATAAAACTACTTTAAAAGTGATTGATATAGAGGGAGAAAAATTAGTAACCTTCAAGCCTAATACAATAACGTACGCTGTTCCTGCTGATTCAGATCTTGGTAAGCGGGTTCTTAATTCACAATTAGGTATTATTTTTCATACAAAGTACACTGGCTCTTCCCTCACCCAATTGTCAAAGTCACCTGACGTAAATGTATCTGAGTTTAATCAAACCCCTGAGGTTTTTGTAGATGATGCCAAGTTTAAGGACATGTCTGGTACTGTCACCCTAACCGAAGACGAAGAAACTATAGTGAAAAATAATATTGAGCAAATTAAAAATGCTAGTACTAATATGGATTGGCTAGGTCTACCCGGCACTTTTTATATGTTAGCTAACACCTTTATAAACTCTCTAATTAGATCAGGCAGTTTTGTTACCGACCCTGATAAGACATACGATGATTTTATTACTTGGTACGATAGCAGAATAGGCAAAGAAATTGAAAAGTTAAAGTCTGAAACGGGCAAACAAAAGCGAATTGAATCTAAAAATAAAGCAATAGAATTTTTTAATACTAATAAACAGACAATTGTAAATATCTTTTTTGTAACACAGAAGATTGAAGAAATAAAAAGAATCTTTATTAGCAAGTATAATACAGCTATTAAAACAAAGCAGTTTATAACTCAACCTGACGGCTCTCTGAAAGTTACAGCACCGGAGGGGTACGTAGCGGTAGACCATGAGGGTAATATGGTCAAGCTTGTCGATAGGTTAGAGTTTTCTAAAGCCAACTTTGCTATCTCTAAAGGGGACAAATTCAAATGATTTCATTTACACAATTTTTTACAGAACAGACTCGAGACGGAAGAGTAGTAGTTATTTTT